CGAAATTCATCAAACTCGGCGGCCGGGTCATCTACCGGCTCGAAGATGTCGAAGGCTTTGAGGCCGAGCAGATCCGTGGCGCTGACCACGAGCCCCACCGTCCAATGTCGGCGTAAGGGGGAACAACATGACAATTTCCAACCATATCACACTGGCCGATATCCACCGTATGCCGGTTGGCCAGATCGCAGCACTGCCCGCGGACCAGCTGGCAATGCTGAAGGATGCGGCCGATCAGCAGCTCACCCAGGCCAAGACAGTCGCGGATTGGCTCGATGGTGCCATCTCCCTGAAATACGCTGACCGCGCCATCGAATGCCGCGCTGAGGCGTGCAAGGACACGGGCACGGTCCGCTTTGAAGGTGACGGCGTTACCGTAATCACTGATCTGGCGAAACGGATCGATTGGGATCAGGCGAAGCTCGCCCAGATCGCTGAAAACATCGCCTCGTCTGGCGAAGACCCGGCGGAGTTCATCGACACCAAGCTGACGGTATCCGAGCGTAAATACACGGCGCTGCCGGAATCCTGGCGCAAGGGCTTTGAGCCTGCGCGCACGGTCCGGACCGGCAAGCCAAAGTTTCGGTTTGAACCGAACGGGGGTGTAGCATGACGGCACTGCTTCCCATTCCCGAAAACAATCTGAGCCTATCTGGCATGATTGATCGTGCAACCAGTATGTTGGCTGGAGCGAGGAATGCTGCGGAAGTGCTCGAAGCGCGGGAATTTGCCGGTCTTGCATACGACACCGCGAAACGCGCAGCCCGGTTAGGCAGGGCCAAAGCCGCGCATGACGATCTTATCGTAGCGGCACATCGCGCGCAGGCTGATGCGCTGGAAATCGAGGCTGCTGCCAAGCGCCGTCTGGCGGACGAATACGATGCCGCACAAGCGCGCGGCGATGTTGGCCAACAAGGCGCGAGGACTGACCTCGTTCGCGATGTGAACGAAGTTGTCCCAAGCGCTGCCGCCTTGGGTCTGAAGCGGCGCGAGATCCATGAGGCCCGCCAGTTGCGCGATGCCGAAGTTGCCGATCCCGGCATCGTGCGCCGCACGCTCGACGATAAACTCGAACGTGGTGAAGAACCCACGCGGTCTTCGGTCCGCCGCGCGGCAGAGGATCGGCTGCAACGCTCGATTGACCGGCTGCAGCGGGTGCAGGACAGCGTCCAGCGCCTTGAAGAAGATCGCCCGCCGCCGCTTACGCCGGAGGAACGGGCACGCCAGACCGCGGTGTTCGGAACGCAAGAGGATCGTGCGATCTGCGGTCGGATCGAAGAGATCATCGAGCGCATCGATGAACAACCGAACCCTGCGGAGGCAGTACGCCGCGTACCGCCCGCTTCTCGTCATGCCGTTGACACCGCGCCGATCCGGCGCGCGGCGGCTTGGCTCAATGACTTCAGCACCCTTTACGAACAGGAGGTCCAGAATGGGACATATGCGACTGAATGATGTTGTCGCCGAGATTATCGGTGACGTGATGGCTGGCCATGCGGTCAATAAGCGCCAGGCTGCTGTCAAGCGTTGGGATGATATCGATGCGGACGGGCAGTATCTCGCCGGGATCGATGGTGTTGTCACCCGTATCGACACAAGGGCACGCCGCCTGAAGCTCAAAGCAGAGCAAGCCGCTGCGCCGGATCAGGCGGAACTGCCGTTTTCATTGCCAGCGGCCGTTGCCATGGATCTTGAAGGTACGACGCTGGTGTCGACCCGCCAATTGACGCGCACCGAATTTGCCCGAGCCATCGAGATCCGGCACCGCCAAATTGCCAATGACAGTGCGGCTTTGCGCGAATGGCGCGAAGCGTTGCGTCAGGCTGATCAGTTTTGGGTGGATAACCCGACCTGGCGCTTTGGCGACTGTCTCACTGCCATCCTGACCCAGAACGATTTGCCCCATCTCAGCGGCAAGGAGGCTGCGCAATGAACACGCTTCCTTCCATTTTCCGCGATCCGGCTGCCGATCTCGATCTGCTCGAAGAAAAGCGGCGCTCCATGCGGCGCGAGGCATTGGCATACCTCGCTGAAGCCGACCGGCTCGATGCGCTCTACGGGGCTGTGACCTCAACGCCGGCAGAAAGACTGCAGCCTGATTTCGACATAAATTCTGATGGAGACCCAAACTGATGGCTATTTCTCTCGCATCCCTGCGCAGCAACACGGCGCTGACGCCGCCACGGATTCTGATGCACGGCGTTGCCGGTGTTGGCAAATCCACCTTTGCGGCGGAGGCTGACCGGCCTGTGTTCATCATGACCGAAGACGGGCTTGGCAAGCTGCAGGTCCCGCATTTCCCCCTTGCGACCAGCTATGTCGAAGTGGCGGAAGCGCTGGATGCCTTGCTGGACGAGGATCACGACTATGGCACAGTCGTGATTGACAGCGTCGACTGGCTTGAGCCGCTGATCTGGACAGAGGCGTGCAAACGCAATGGTTGGCAGTCGATCGAAACACCGGGCTTTGGCAAAGGCTTTGCCGAGGCGCTGATCGTCTGGCGGGAATATCTCGAGAAGCTGAACGCGCTGCGCGACCGCAAGAGCATGGTGGTCATCCAGATTGCCCACACCGATATCAAGCGGTTCGACAGTCCCGAGCATGAACCTTACGACCGATATATCGTCAAGTTGCAGGCCCGCGCCTCGGCGCTGCTACAGGAGCATTCCGATGTTGTGCTCTTTGCGAACTACCGGATCTCGGTCGCCAAATCCGATGTCGGGTTCAACAAAAAGGTGACCCGGGCGCTCGGGTCCGGTGCGCGTGTGATGCACACCGAAGAACGCCCCGCCTTCCTCGCCAAGAACCGTTACGGCCTGCCGGACACGCTCGAGCTCAGCTGGGCTGCGTTCATGGCGGCCATGCCCCAATCTCAATGATACACCTGAAAGGACACGACCATGGCACGTTTTGATACGTCATTTGACGCCACCAGCGTTGAGCCCACCACCCCCTACGAGCTGTTGCCCACCGGAAAATACCGCGCCCAGATCGTCGAGAGCGAGATGCGCGTGACCCGTAACGGCATGGGCCAGTTCCTCTGGCTGATGCTGGATATTCTGGACGGCCAGCATAAGGGCCGGAAGATCTTCGATCAGCTGAACCTGGTGAACCCGAACCCGACCACGGTCGAGATCGCACAGCGCACGCTTTCGGCCATCTGCCATGCGACAGGCAGGATGCATGTCAGTGACAGCGAGGAACTGCACCTCATTCCGATGACGATCCAGGTGAAGATCAAGCCGCCGAAGAACGGCTACGGCGAGAGCAACGCCATCGCCTATTTGCCGCCCGAAGGTGGGGGGGCTCCGGCCGCTGCCGCAAAACCTGCCGCAGACCCTGCAGCACCGCCCTCAACGCAGGCCGCTTCCGCCCCGCCCAAGATGGGCTCCGCGCCCTGGAACAAGAAGGGCTGACCAATCGCGCTGCTCCGCATCCCTTACTGACGGTGCAGCGCCCAACCCCATCTAAGGAAAATCCCATGACTGACCTGAAAAACACAGCCCCTGTGGCTGTGATCAGCCCCGGCTTGCCTGATGACCAGCGGCGGCTGATCGACCTCGACGACGATATCGCCAAAATCCGCACGCAGATCGCAACCGCCGATCTGGCACGCCAACGCGGCCACAAGCCCATCGACCCCGACTGGTTCCACCGGGCCCGCACCGCGCTGCGGCATCTCAGCCGCGAACGGGCCGAGTTGCTCGCAAAAGGCACCGGCCGCCGTCGCCGTGAAAAGCTGAAAGATGCCCTGATCGGCGTGCTGCGTGAGCGCCATGACCCCGAGACTTGGAACGGCATTCTTTCCGAGGCCCAAGCCCGCAGTGAACGGGAGGGCTTGTAATGGCTGATTTTCCCGCACCACCCACGCCGACGCTGGCGGCGATCTACGCAGATTATGAGGCCCGCCAGGGCGATGGCTTCCGCGATCACCTTGGTGCGTCGATCATTGGTAAATCCTGTGCCCGTGCGCTCTGGTATGATTTTCGCTGGGTGACGCCGTCACGCTTTTCCGGCCGCCTGCTGCGCTTGTTTGAGACCGGGCAACAGGAGGAAGACCGTATGGTCCGCAACCTGCGCGCCACTGGCGCGACCGTGCTGGAAGTCGATCCAGAGACAGGGCGACAAATCCGCATTGAGGCCCATGGTGGTCATTTCGGCGGTTCGCTGGATGGGGTCGCCATAGGGCTGCTTGAAGCGCCGAAGACCTGGCATGTGCTGGAGTTCAAGACACACGGCGCAAAGAGCTTTGCCGATTTGACTGCCAAAGGCGTCGTGGCATCGAAGCCCCAGCATGCCGCGCAGATGCAGATCTACATGCACCTGACCGGCATCACTCGCGCGCTCT